CCCAACGCGACCAGCATCAACGGCGTGGACGTGGATGCACTCAAGCTCAACTGCACCCGCTGCAACTACGGCGAGAAACTGGAGTGGTTGCTGGCGACCGCCACCTGATGGACCCGGCTCAAGTCCTGGCGCTGGCGCGGGAGAAGCTGCGCCGCGAGTCCAGGACCGTCCTGCTCCGGTACAAGCCCTACGCCTTCCAGTTCAAGTTCCATGAGTCCTGCCGGGAGTACCAGCAGGTGCTGCTCATGGCGGGCAACCGCGTGGGCAAGACGCGCTGCGGGGCGGCGGAGATGGCCTACCACCTCACGGGGCGCTATCCCGAGTGGTGGACGGGTCGCCGGTTCGACCGGCCGGTGCGGGCCTGGGCCTGCGGCACCACCTACGAGAAGGTCAAGAAGATTCTCCAGTCGGCGCTGTTGGGCGATCCCGAGAACCCGGCTGCGTTCGGGACCGGCATGGTCCCAGGCGACGACATCATCGCCACGATCCGCAAGCCTGGCGTGCCCCTGGCACTCGCCGGCTTTTCCGTCCGGCACGTCACGGGCGGCGTCTCGGTGTGCGACTTCAAGGCATATGAGGCGGGCGCGGAAGCGTTCATGGGTGAGTCCATCGACTTCATCTGGCTCGACGAGGAGCCGTCGATGGAAATCTTCACCCAGGCCGTGACCCGCGTCCTGGACCGCAAGGGCTTCGTGTACATGACGTTCACGCCGGAGTCCGGCATGACCGAGCTGGTGGCCGGGTTCTGGACCGAGCGCAAGCCGGGCCAGGTGCTGCTCACCGCCACCTGGGACGACGCACCGCACCTCGATGCCAAGGCACGTGAGCAGGCGCTGGCGATCTACCCGGCGCACGAGCGGGACATGCGCTCCAAGGGCCTGCCGCAGTTCGGCTCGGGCATGGTCTTCGCCGACGTGAGCGAGGACAAGCTGCTGTGCGACCCGTTCGAGCTGCCGGACTACTTCCGGTTCATCCTCGGGTTCGACTTCGGCTGGGACCATCCCACCGCCGCGGCCTGGTGCGCGCTCGATCCCGAGACGGGGACGTTCTACGTCTACGACGCCTACAAGGAGGCGAAGCAGACCATCCCGGTGCACGCCTCCGCGGTGAAGAGCCGCGGCATCGACATCCCGGTGGCGTGGCCGCACGACGGCCAGAAACACGACTCCGGCTCCGGCGAGGGCCTGGCGGACCTGTACCGCAAGGAAGGCGTGCGCATGTTGCCCACGCACTCGACCAACCCGCCCGGACCTGGGCAGAAGGAAGGCGAGGGTGGCATCGCCGTGGAGCCCGGCATCCAGGCGATGTTGACGGCGATGCAGCAGGGCAAGTTCAAGGTGTTCCGGCATCTGTCCTCCTGGCTCCAGGAGTTCCGCATGTACCACCGGAAGGACGGCGTGATCGTGAAGCTCAACGACGACCTGATGGCGGCGACCCGCTACGCCTTCCAGATGCGTCGGTATGCGAAGACGCGGGTAGTCCGTCGCCGTCCTGAGAAGGCGGTGGTGGACATCTCGCTGGAGGTGGCCGATGGGTTTTAGCGTCACAGCGTTCCTGGCGAAAGCCCCGGACCCGCTGCATATCGCCCCCGATGGTGCAGGTGGCCTCGATCCTGGTGGTCTGTTCCTGCCACCGAGCTTCCCCGATCTTCCGGCCTTGCCGCAGATGCCGAGCATCAACCCCGGGTTCATGGGTCCGCGCACGACCAAGACCAACTACGGCACCGTCAACGTGCCGTCGATGCAGGACAAGTTGAACCAGGCGCAGCACCCCGCGATCAAGGGTTATGTGCCTCCGGCCCCTAAGCCGCCGACCACCACGAAAGTCCCGCCGGGTATCGGCACGAGCGGGCCGCCCAACCCCGGCGGTGGCGGTGAAGGCACCGGCACTGGCGGCACCTACCGTGGACCACCTCCTGGAGGCTCGAATCCCGTGAACCCCTCACCTCCCGGCACCATCGGCATCGGCGGCACCGGCACACCGCCTGTGATCCCCACGCTCCCGGTCACGACCGTGACGTTGAGTATGCCGGTGGCCCCGGCTGACTCCGGCACTGCCAGTGAGATGACGCAGCAGGGCGCGATGGACAAGTTGTCGAACCGGCTCGCGCAGACGCCGAACACTGTGCTCACGAGGTCCGCCATGACCGTGCCGACGCAGCCCGCGCGCGCCGTCTCGACGGCCACAGGCGGCATGGTCAGCCGCGGCGGCCTGGGGGTGAGTCGATGAACATGGTCGACCAGGACTTCCGCGACTTCCAGTTCCTTCAGGGCAGGCGTGCCGACTTCGAGTGGTTCTGGCAGCGCGTGGCGGACTACGTGGTGCCGCGCCGGGGCGACTTCACGGTGCGCCGGTTCCCCGGCCAGCGCCGCGACTACGCCATCTACGACTCGACCGCGCCCTGGGCGCTGGACCAGTTGAGCGCGGGGCTACACACCATGCTCACCTCGCAGGCGCTGCGCTGGTTCCGGGTGCAGACCCGCAACCCGGTGTTGAACGCCAGGCCCGAGGTGAAGGTGTGGTGTGAGGACTTGTACTCACGCATCAACGCCGTGTTCAACGACCCCGAGTCCAGGTTCCAGTCGCAGATTCACGAGACGTACATCGACCTCGGCGCGTTCGGCACCGCGGTGATGTTCGTGGAGTACGACCAGGGCGTGAAGTTCGCCACCCGGTTCCTGGGCGAGTGCTACCTGCGGCAGACGCAGTACGGCATGGTGGACACCTGCTTCCGTGCGTTCACGCTGCACAAGGATCAGGTGATCCAGCAGTTCGGCAAGGACACTCCGCAGAAGATTCTGGATGAGAAGCGCGACGACCGCGAGTTCCCGATCCTGCACGTGTGCGTGCCGGAAGGCAGGAGTTGGGCGGGCCGCTACTACTGGGCCGAAGCCAGGCAGCTCATCCGCGAGGACAGCTACAACTCGTTCCCCTATATCACGCCGCGCTGGTCCAAGTCCGTCAACGAGGACTACGGCCGCTCGCCCGCGATGCAGTGCCTCGGCGACATCCAGACGCTGAACCAGATGCAGAAGACCATCATGCGCGCGGCCGAGAAGGCGGTGGCACCGCCGCTGCTGGTCCCGGATGGCGGCTTCATGCAGGCCATCAATCTCACGCCCGACCACGTGAACTACTACGACACGTCGATGCCGGGCGAGATCAAGTTCCTGGAGTCGAAGTCGGAGTTCAAGATCGGCGTCGACCTGCTGAAGATGAAGCAGGACGCCGTGGTGCGCGCGTTCTACGTGGACATGCTCCAGCTCCCCGGCGGCCTCATGCCCGGTGCGCAGAACCAGAACACCTACATGACCGCCACCGAGGCGGCCATGCGCCGCGAGAACTCGATGCGGGTGCTCGGACCCATCACCTCGCGCCTCCAGAACGAGCTGCTGAACCCACTGATCTGCCGGGTCTACGACATCCTGAAGAAGCAACGCGCGCTGCCGCCTGCGCCCGCTGTGCTCCAGGGCGAGCCGCTCGACATCATCTACATGTCCCCGCTGGCGGCCTCGCAGCGTTCGGCCGAGGGTGAGCAGTTCATGCGCTTCATGCAGCTCATCACGCCCTACGGCCAGATCGACCCGTCTATCTACCAGACCATCAACGGCGACGAGCTGATGCGCTGGGGCGCGGACGTGGAGTTCATGCCGGGTCGCATCCTCTACACCAAGGACCAGATGCGGCAGATGCGTCAGAAGCAGCAGGACATGCAGGACGCACAGGTGGAGAACAACCAGAACGAGATGGCGATCCGGCGCAACCTCACCAATGCTGAGTCGATCTCTCGCGTCATGTCGGCGATGAAAGCATGAGCCTGGGGTTCCTCAGCGGCGAAGAGCGCGAGGCACGCAAGCGCCAGCTCCGCATGGTGCAGCTCTACCAGCAGCTCTTCTCGACGCCCGAGGGGCATGAGGTGCTGCACGACATCCTGAAGCGCGCGGGCGTCTTCAACCAGTCCTTCGACTCAGACAGCTCAGTCTTCTACCACCGCGAGGGCAGGCGTGCTCTCGGGCTGGAGATCATGTCGGTCATCCAGATCGACACCATAGCGGCCATGAAACTCCTGGAGGAAAAGCATGACAACCGAAACGCAGACCGCCGGTACGACAACGGCAACGACGACTACGGGCGGTAACCCCTTCGACATCAGCAAGCTCCCGCAGGAGCTTCAGGGTGAACAGACGCTCACCAAGTTCAAGAGCGTCGACGACCTGGCGAAGGGCTACGTGAACCTGGAGAAGATGATGGGAGCGGGGAAGGACCACCTGTTCCGCATCCCCAAGGACGGCAACGTGGACGGCATGAAGGAGCTGTGGAAGCAGCTCGGCAAGCCGGACAAGTACGAGTTCCCGGCGGACCTCAAGACGCAACTGCCGGACGACTACAAGGCCGCGCTCACGCAGCAGGCCGACAAGCTGAACTTCACGCAGCGCCAGTGGGAAGAGCTGCTGTACTTCACCGACAAGGAAGCGGTGACGCGGCAGACCACGTTCCAGACTGAGCAAGCGAATCAGCGCACTGCCGCCGCCGATGCCCTCAAGGGCAAGCTCGGCGCGGCTTATGACCAGACCATCAACCTCGCCAAGGACGTGACCGACAACATCTTCCAGAAGCCCGACTTGTGGAAGAAGTTCGAGGACACCGGCCTCACCACCGATCCCGACTTCATCGAGATGATGTCCGAGATCGGCCGGTTGGGCGGCGAGGACCGGATCGTCACCGGCAACTCCGGTGGGTTCGTGATGACTCCAGCCCAGGCACAAGCCGAAGTGAACACGCTCCGCTCGGACGAGAAGTTCATGGCCGCCTGGCTGGACCGCACGCATCCCACACACAGGGAAGCCGTCGAACGCATGGCGAAGTTGAAGCAGCTCGCCTTCTCG